GAGTCTGATCGTGTCTTCTTTGAAAATGATCCACCATTTATCATGCTCATGAATCGAAGTGATCTTGCCACCTCCTTCTGGGAAGTCTTCAATCGTTGGATCGCCAACAACACGTGGTGATGACTCAGTGAAGTCTTCAGGATTATTTGCTGCTGACATCGTCATCGTTGGTTCCTTTGTTGGTGTGCCAGCAACAGTAAGTCTCCAGTCTTTTACGAACATGATATTCCCCTTCTCAACAGATGATGCACTTGCAGGAATCTGTGCAACACCTTTACCTGATGTATGTGCAGTAGCGATTGCTCCGCAACCTGTGAACGTCGTTGATGTTTTACCAGTATATGTAATGGTATCTCCTTCGATGATTATTGATCCTGATGCATCGAACCCAGTCGTTGACGTAACATTGATTATTGTATCAATCGTTGCGACATCAGCAGTGAGAACTGTCGTTGCTGTATTCCACTTCTGATTCGTATCAACACCATTGCCGATGTAGATCCTATCGTATGTACTTGTTACATAGTTTGCAAAACCGTATTTGAGGTTATCAGTAAGTCCCGTTGCCAATGTGTTCCACGACTCATCACTAGACTCATACCATTCAAGAACAGTATCACGAACACGTAGTGGGATCTGTGTACCATCACGTCTTATCGCAACGGCTGCACCAAGGATCTCTCCGTTTCCTGAAGTGTTGTTGCCAAAGAGAGTTCGTCCCTTACGTGGACCAATTGCACCTGCAGAACTAAGATCGATGTTTTGTGCATATACACATTCATCGTCTTTAATCTTATCTGCTTCGTCAACAGTATTCATCCCACCCCCGAAGCTATTGAATTCTTGTGGTTCGTATGCTATGTTCATGAGTTCCAACGCACTGCAGGCCGGAACGTACGATTTGCAGTTGCAACGTTAGTCCCGAACTCACGTGCCATATCTTTAAGTCCCTTCTCAAATCGTCTTTCGTACATCATCGCTTCGTCATCCTTGCCCATCTGACTCATCAGGTTTGCGACGTAACCATCTACGACAACATTGCGATATCGATCAGGTATCAGGAGAACATCAGATGTCGCTGTTGCTTCTGGGATCCAGACACCTGAACTATTTCGTACAACATATGAAGAGTAGTACAAAAGCTCGAATCGTTTTGGAAGTTTGAACTGCAAGTTATTGATACGAAAACCTGTATCATCAACTTGTGTTGCACTATAACTTGTTCTAAAAAGGAGATAGTCAATTGCAGATGCAGAAGGTGTACCCGATGACGTTGCGCCATTCCAATCGAACTTCAAGTGATTCCACCCTTGAACAAGTGTGCCATTGTCTGCAGCTGTTGTAACAGATCGAGTATAATATGCAGAATCAGATGATCCCCATCGGAGTGTTGCACCAGTGATCTGATCTATTGCAGGGATGTACCAATCAAGGAATGCTGCACCATAGTCAACGTAATCTGAGAGATCGACTGAACTCGATGTTGTCACGTATATGTCAGCTTGGTTATTTACTGACTGACTTACATCGATGTCGTACATAACAGAACCACCACCTTCAATATACTCAGTTGTGTCTGTCGAGACGTTCGTTGCATCTGATGTTGATGTATCTGCAGTCCAGGTTCCATCTGCATCGTGGTCTGACGTATTTCCAACAGTTGTCATCGACGGACCATCTGCATAGTTGATTCTCAGAATTGGATCTCCAAGACGATACTCAACTGCAAACGTATTCATGTTATTGCCATCAAGTGCAAATGCATTAGGATCAAGGTGTGTGAACCGTGTTGTATGCTCCCCATCAACCCTCAGATCTTTCACATCTTTGAAATCAGCAATTGAAAGAACATCTGGAACGTTGTAGTCAACTTCATCTTGGTAGTAATTAAATAGTTGACGTCGTGTTGTGAAGTCCCAATGTCTGTGAGAGTGTATGCGTTGCAGCGTATCATTTACTGCACGAAGCTTCTTATTAGGGTCAATCGCTCCTGAAGTCGAGTCTCTTCGACGATCATCTCCTATTGTTTGGATTGTTAGTACGTCGATGCTCATAGATTACTTGCGTCTTGATTCTCTAATAAAGTCTCTTAGTTCTGTCTGAAATGTTTCTTCGACGATCATATGTCGACTTAGCATATCATTCGACTTTTTCTGATCATCACGGATCTCTTCAAGGATTTTTGTCGTGTCATGATTATAGTGCTGCTGGAGCTGTGTCATCTGAGATGAAAGGGATTTGTATCCATTTCCATTTGAGTCTTTCCCAAACTTGAGACGACCCTGCCTCCAGTCTTGCCACACGATGTACGTAAGAAGTCCAATGAATCCTCCGAGATTGATAAAAGGTGTGAGATCCATAAGTGTGTTATGATGTTCCGTCAAATGTTTTAACACTTGCGATTGCAGTTCCGTCAATCGATTTAACACTTGCCTTTGCAGTACCAACGAACGACTTCAAGTTTGCTGGACCCGATACAGCTTCTGGTACACCAACCTGAATACCAAGACCAGTTGATGTGCCTGTAGACCAAGTAACAGAAGAGTCACCAGTTGCTGTTGATTCAGGGCGTAACCCACTTGCATTAGTACATGAGACATCTGTAGCAGTCGTTGTGGTTGTGTCAAGACGTTCAGTAAATGTCGGTGCACTTGTCGTAATCGTATGACCACTTGCTGTTGATGCAACGTCTTTACGACTCATGTGCAAAATGATGAGACTGTTTGCACTTGGTGTTATCGTATTTGCATATGTGCTTACCCCACTAGCACCAGCATAGAGAATACTTGAAGGTGTAGCAGTCACCAGAAAGACGATACATGATGCCACATTGACTTGCAGTTACGTTTACTGTGAACGAGAAGTTCGATGCAGCAGTGTCATCAGAGTCTGCAACCTTTGCGTATACCTTTGTTCCGACACCGTCGACAGTCCCAGATCCGACAGTCGTCCACCCAGCTTTATCACTCCAAGAAACTGTTGGTGAACCTTCTTTCGCTGTGCAAAAAGCAACCATCAAGTTACCAACTGCAAGACCTGTTGGCTTTGTAATAGTAAGCGTACCAGAACCACCTGCGTTCCAGTTTACTGTTGCTACGCTTTCTACGACGATTGCCATATGTTATACAACTAGGTGATAGCTGTTTGAAGGATTGAAGTGGATCACATCTGCAGTAACTGCATATCCAACGATACGAACGACATCATCAGTACCACTTGGTTTTGTTGCAGTAAGTTGTCCTGCAGTTGCAGTATCCACATAGAGTTCACTACCAGGTGTCCAATTCCACGTATCATCTCTGACAAATGCGTTTGGACCTGGGAGTGCAACACTTAGTGGGTTACCATCAGTACCTGCTGCTAGTGCAATTGCAAGCATTACAGGTCCAGCAGTTGCTTCAGCATCTGCATCTGTTAGTGCCCACTCACCGTCTGATGCCATATAGACAAGATCCATTGCTGCGATTGTTGCACCTGCATTAAATGTCGCAGTTGTGAATCCTGACGTCGTATGATCTGTGCCAGGAGTACCATCGACAATGATTGGTGTATATGTTGCAGCTGCTCCTGCTGGAGTTACAGCACGAGCAGTATCTGTTCCTGTAAGAACCTCAGCTGACGTTGCCAACTCAAGTTTACCTGCTGCATCTGTTGTACCTGCATCGACGATAGCAGTTGCGTTACCTGATGCAAGTGTTCCAACTGTTGTCAGGTTCGCACACGTCGTGATCGATGCTTGAGTTGCCCCTGTGACAGTAGCTGCTGTACCTGAGACGTTTCCAGTTACATCACCAGTGAGTGGTCCTGAGAAACCTGTTGCACCAAGAACTCCTGTGTTCGAATTGAATGTCAGCCCTGTGTTTGTTTTAGGTCCAAGATCACCAGTTGCTGCAGTTACGAACAAAGGGAAGCATGTCGTATCTGTTGCTTCGTTCGCAACTGTAATTGCAGTCGGTGTACCTGCAACACTATCTGCGTAATCTTTAACTGCAGCAGACGTCGGTATCGTCGTGTCGTTATCATTTGCAGCAATTGTTTCTGCAGCAGTAACTAACGTCGCACCTTCAATCTCTCCAATGCTTACTGTCGTACCTACGCCAATAGTTTGTCGTGCCATAAGCTAATCTTTGAATGCGAGGACTCTCACAGTGACTTCCCCTTCAGTACGTGCAGTGACGTTAGCGTTGATCCAATTCAGACCATTGACATTCATTTCGACTAGTCGATAGTCGTCTGCTCCAGCAACTGCAATCCCTGTATCACCGTTGATACCAGATCCGTCTTGAAGGTCGACGACTTGGATATAGTCCCAGTGGTTTGTGACTGAAGCTGCTGAACCAAATGCTGGTTTTGCTTCCTGAATTGATCCCTGAAACTTGACGGTGAGGGCCGCATCGCCTCCTCCGTCTGTAGCAAATGAGAGAACGACGTGTCTGTATTTTGCAACATTAAACGCAGTTCCTGCTCCAGTTGTTGCTGCTGCACTGAGAATTGTTGCGTTCTCATAATCTCGTTGTGAGATCGCCATAGTTTATTTCTTGCTGCGTGTTCGCTTTGGTTTGTCCTCTACCTCTGTTTCCTCGGGTGCAGGTTCCTCTGCGGTCACTGCAGGAAGTTCCTCATTACTTGTAACTTCTTCGACCGGAGCATCCTCCGTAACTGGAGCATCCTCCACTTCTATTGTATCTGCAGGTTCAGTGACCTTCTCTTCGAGACTTAGAGACACATCGAGGAAACCATATACAATGCCAAGTTCTTTTGCATGACGATTAAGAACACCTTCAAGTGTCTCGCCAGCTTTAATTGTATAGAACTTGCCCTCGATGTTTCTCTCTACAATATCGACGTTTGAGTTGTTTGTTATTGATGCCATATGTTGTGCTTACTACCTGGCTCATAGGTGTGTCCCATGAGCCAGGCAATAAGCCTGGAGTTATTGTTAAGATTAGTCGTCTGCTGATGCAGTACCAATGAGACCACCTGTTCCTGCAACATCTTCGTTGTAGTAGTTCTCGAAGAGGAAGCAAGTATCTGCAACGATCGATGCTGCCTTTGTCGCAAGGTTACATACAATATCGTTTCGACGAATGATACCAGTTGTACCAGTCAAAAGTTCAATTCCTGGTTCTGTACCGATGTTACCACCAATACCTTGAACGAGAAGGTTATCCTCGATCAAGATGTTCGTTGAGAGCGTAGTATCTCCAACGATACATGCAGTTGAGTAGTCACCAAAGACAATGTTGTTTCTGATGACAGTCTCTGCAGTGTCTGCGTCCATATGAATTGCAGCAACTGCACCACCAAGACCCATATTGAAGTAGTTACGATCAATGAGAGTTCCTGTGTTGTCGTTCACCATATGAATCGATGCGTTGAACTCATCGGTCCCTGTTGCAACAACATCAAAGACACAGTTGCGAACAGTTGTATAGTCAACACCATCTTCAATCTCGATACCAATTGCAACTGCAGTTACATCTGCTGAGAAACGAAGACCATCGATTGTGCAGTTATCTGCAGCAACTGAGATCTCAGCATTTGCATGATTGAAGTGAATGCGTGGCATGAGGCTACCTTTGCCAAGACCAATGATCGTAATGCCAGCAACATCGAGAGTGATGTCTGTACCTGTAATAGTCTCAGAGTGTCCTGGTGCAACAACAATGACATCACCGTTGCTTGCAGTACAGCGACCAATCGCATAGTCTATTGTCGCGAAAGGTGAACTCGGACTTGTGCCGTTGTTACCATCTGATCCAATACCACTGTCGACGAAGAACGTGTTTCCTGTCGTGAATGTCGGAGAAGCCCCTAGAAAGAGATTCGCCTTTACGACATCGAAGTTTGTAATACCCATGAATAAGTGTGTTATGAGATGCTCTATATTCCCTTTCGGTTTCCTCTAGCTCCACACTAGAACTAGGTCTAAAACATCTCTTGATAATGTTCGGGCTTTTTATGGACCCGCCGTTGGAGAGAGTCGAACCTCTCCAAATGCGGAACCGTAAACGGTTAAGAGCTGTAGGCTGCTCCGGTGCCTTGTGAACCCCAGACTCCACGATAGTCAGACCATCCGTATGAGAAACGCATGCGACCCTTCATCTTCATGATGTCGGTATCGAAATCGTACTCATCCATAGTGCTGAACTCCTCGCGCTTGAAGATGTTAAGGCGGTGACTGCCTGGAACGATAAGGAACCAAGCAGAGTCAGAACCACCAGCTGTAGCACCAATCCAGCGCGTAGAAAGAACGTCAACCCTACCTTCGTAGTAGTTAAGATCGTTGTTTCCAGTACCAGACTTAAGTGCTGAGCCAGTAATTTCGACTGCGTCTTTCTCAAGTGCGAGAGGAACAAGAAGAAGGACTTTGCCATCTGCCATCGAGATCAGTTCTCCACGATCATCACGCTGTTCGCGAAGTGCAACAAGTGCTGTCTCAAGGTTTGGCTCACTAAGTGGGATAGATGTTGAAGATGCATTCGAGAATGCAGTTCCACCATCAGCACGTGTGTGAGCTGTTGAGAACAACGGTTTGTTGTCGCCGTAACTTGTGTATGCAGTGTTGAAACCATTGCGGAATACTGAGAATGCCTCAGAGTCAATAGTTCGTCCTGCTGCAGTACCAAGCTTGCCGGACATATCTTTGAACAAACGATAGAGATCATCATCGAACATCTCTTTGGTGACTTTGAAACCTCGCTTCCAGGTGCGGTGCGTGTAACGAGTCTTAAATCCGAATAGCGGATCATCGTACTGCGTTGGACCACCTTCCTGTGCTTCCACGAGTTTACCAAGCCCAGTTGACGTTACGTCCTCTTCGTAAGCACGGTCTGAAGTCATGACATTGAAGATCGTCGGATACGTGGTCTTAACCTGTTCGTATGCATCGTTGATCCAGTCATGAAGACCAGGTGCAAGGGCTTCTGCCCATTGTGATCGATTAGCCATAGATTAGTTATCCACCCATCTCCTGCTTCTCCATAATCATGTACAAGCCGTGTGTGGTTGGTACGTTCTCGAATTGGTAGCTTCCACCAACACCAAGGATGACAAGCTGTGCAATCGTTGTGAAAGCATTACCTCCGTTGTTCTCGTCAACTTGTGATTGACCAGCAACATCAGTAAAGTTTCCTTTAAGATTGGAGCCTGTCGTGGTGCCAATAGCGGCATCTGGTTCGTTTGATAGAACCATACCATGATCGATACGTACGCGAACCATAACCTTCTTGTCGGTCTGGTTGTCTGCAGAGGCAGTATATGCTTGAGTGCCATGAGCACCAGCAACATACGTACCGTCATAGTCAGTACCAGATGTCAGCTTATCAAGGGGAATACCCTTGTTATTTTGCAGACCTCCTACGAAACCAACTGCTACACCATAGATTCTTTCGCCTGCATCTGCACCATCGGCAAAGCCGGATACGATGTTGACGAGATGACCCGTGGTGATAGCCTGTGAGTTCGCAATGATTACGTCGTCGTAGACTTCAGGGAGTCCATAGAAGTTCTTTAGTGGTGTGAAATACGCCATAAATTATTCTTTGAACTTTTTCTTAGCTGCTAAATATCGTTCTTCTGTCATTGAGGGATCGGCCTTACGTAGTTTCTCAAATGCTTTCTTTTCGTCAGCAGTGAGCTCGACTTTCGTCTTATCCTCTCCTCCAGATGAACTAGTGCCTCCAATATCCGCATCGTCTGCTTGCTTCAACTTCTTTGCAGTTATTGCAGCAGCTTTCTTTGCGGCTTCAGTAGTGAGAGAATCTCTGTTTAGGACAACGTGTGCATCTTCGAGATCTTCTTTAACGTCTTCCCAGATCATAGCACTTCTTCGTGAAACGAACATCTCTTCGAGTTGCTGCCACTTAGAAGGATCTTGATATTCTGGGTGTTCGTTGAGAAAGACTCTGAATGCTCGTTTTCTTGCAGCTTCTGCAAGACCTGTTGAGTCACCTGATGTTCCTTTCTTGCCGTCAGAGCTAGAATCGCCTGCATCAGTTTGTCCGCTATCAGAAGGAAGAGTTCGACGTTCGGCACGAGCGTCTGAAATACTCTTCAGGAGTCGTTGCTCTTCTTTTAGAAGTGCCTCGATCCTCTTACGCTTAGCGGTCTCCTCATCTTCTACCCCGGTCGAGTCATCTCCTGACTGAGAGTCATCTGCCGTTGTGTCATTTCCGGTGGACGATTCCGTGGCTGACTCATCACCTGTAACGCCTTTGTCTTTCTCCATAATGAAGCCCCTTGTTTACCCGGTTGGGGATCCCGGGACATATGGTTAGGACTAACTGGGCCTCATTATGTTTGAGAGCCCATCCGTAGCGCCTATGCATCAGCGCCAGGGACGGACACTCAATATGTTCGAACCTTCTTCTTTTTACCTTTCTTCTTCTTTCCCCACGTTTTCTTAGGCATGAAGTTTTCTTTCGTCTTCAGAAGCTTGTAAAAGTTTTTCTAGAGACTCCTTCTTTGCGTGGAGTTCTAGGAGAGCTGTTCTCTTCTCATCGAGCTTATCAGGTCTTGAGTTCTCGATGATGTGTCTATTATACCCCCCGATCAGTAGATTAAAATACTTCTTTATGACCGGAGACCTTGCAATTTCTAACAAAGCTTCACTCTTGATCTCGTCTTCAGTAAGACTTTGATCAGTCTTCATTCTCTTCTTTTTCTTTGGCTTCTCTACATCAAATACCATTCCTACATTACTCATAGTTGTCCAGAAGTTAGTGCAGTCTGATCAATACCACCTGCTCCAAGGCCAGGTGCAGGGCCCATCTGACGATCTGTTGTAAGTTGCTGACCTGGACGACCACCACCAGTCATTTGCTCAACAAGTGATGATGTCCTGCCACCTTCTCCACCTGCTCCGATCTGTGCGATCTGATCTGCACGATAGATAGCCATCTCCTGCTCGGATGGACTCTGGATCATGTATTCGTCTGCGTTCTTTTCATAGACATCGATGAGATCTTTGAGTGCTTTATCACGCTTGACGAGATCTGGGAACATCTTAACGACACGATCGATGAACTCAAGTTCCATCGCTTTCTTAAGTTCTTTGTTCTCACGAACAGATGAGTTAGCACGAATACGAACGCCAACCTCGAAGTCTTCTAGGAACTCAGGTGTAATTGTTACCTCTTCGAGCGACTGATTCAAACGTTTGACTGAGATCTGGTCGAACGCTTTACCATAACGATCTTCAAATCGTTTCTTCATTTCATCTGTCATTTGTGGCGTTGATGGCAGATCAGTCTTTGTCGGTACAAACTTTATGATGATCGATCCCGTACGAGGATACGTAATCATAGGTACGTTATCAACTCGAATCTTTCGATAGACAGGCTTTCCATCTTTCTCATCGATTGGAAGTGGATAGAACTGAAGGAGGTTAGACGAACGAAGTCTTGCTTTACGCTCGGCTCCCCATTCCATAAACCTCTGGAACATACTCATTAGTGTCATTGCACCTTCTTGTGCAGTGCTAATTGCAGTTGCTGAGATTCCTGATTTTGTCGGAGCACGACCTCCTGCAACAGAGTCTGATGATGCTTCCTCAACGGCACGTCTTGCGATCTCAAGCATCTGGAACTGTGCACCATCAGGTGACGAGATATCAAGTTCTTTCCACTCACTTACGTCTGCAACTGGAATCTTACGTCCAGGACGCATAAGCTCGTCTTCAATATTCTCAACAGCAGAGGTGAGTACTGGCTTGTGTATAGAAAGGAATGTCTGATCGAGGAGCATTCGGTATAGAGCATCAACAACGTCCTGGTTGCTTCGAAGCTTATCAGGAAGTGGTTTACCATAGAAGAACTTCTCATCAAATGGTTCGTAGATCGTAGACCAGAAAGGAAAGCCCAGTCCTTTCTTCTTGTGATTCCAAACTAGAGGTGAATCTATTGGTGTAAGGAGAATGCCGTTTGCGATGATATGAAACTCGTCATTGATCTTATTGAAATAGCGAATGACTTCAACTTCTTCATCACCTAAGCCCTGAGTGATCACGTCACTATAAAATGTATCGCTTTGCAGTTCACCTCCTGCTCTAACATGTTTTGCATTAGGGTACTTCTTAAATTCGTTCTTGAACGTTGAAAGCTTTTGAACACTACGCCATACGACATCTGGCATCTTTTGTATATCACGTTGACGTAGATCACCTGGATAAAAGTCTTCAAGAGGAATAATCTCAGAGAACACGTGAGGAGTGAGTCTATGTTCCTTTGTCGTATATGTAACAGCTCCAGTCTCTGGATCATATGTGTCGATCTCTTTGATGTTGATCCTAGGTGCACGAAAGCCCTCATACCCAACGACAGTGCCTTTAACGACAGCAGATAGCATCTCGTAAAAGGTTTGCATCTCTTCGTTGTCTGTATTGTACGAGTGCTCGTGAAATGCCTTGATGATCTTTGCACGAACCTTATCGTCATCATCTTCTTTGAAGAACTCAGTCTCCAAACGCTTTGCAGCAAGTGTAGCAATAATGAAGATCACCTTATTGCGTGTCATTGGATCAACTGTCTTTGCACCCCAGTCGTCGGGACCTGTTCTTCCGTCAATCCAGGAGTTGAATCGTTTTGTTGCATCGTCGATCATGTCGGTGAGACTACGACCGTTGAAGTAGTTGAAGTTGTTGTCTCGCATTGCACTCATCTCACTGTATCTCTCCATCACACGTGCGACAATTGCCCTCTCATCATCTGAGGGGTTATATGTGTTCTTCTCGAAGACCTCAGCCTTGTCTGGATCTTTTTGAGCAGCCTTCCTCTTACGGGCCATACTAGTACATTATGGTCCTTCCCTGTGACCCAGCGTTAGTTTGATACCTGACCGAGTCTATTGCCCGACGAAGACGATAGTCTCTTTCGTTCACGGCATAGTACTCAAATGCAGTTCGAAGGTGAGAAGTCCAATCGTGAATTGGTTTGTCGGGTATCGTTGTAGATTGTGATGTCATACGACGTTCAGGATATCTTGCGTTCAACATACACTCTCTGAGATACTGTGTTCGGGGATTATCATTTGCCTCTAGATCACGCATTACGAGCTTCGACTTTGTCTTGCGTATCTCGAACGAGTTCGCATCAGGTTTGGTATTTACATGTATGCCAAAGACGCGTAATTGGTCGATAACGCTCTTATTGTTTGAAGCTTGGTGTCTTTGCTTGCCTGACGGATCTCCGAAGTGTATTGCCGGTTTGTAGAGTCGATGTGCCTCGATGATCTCCCGTTCTTCATCGGTATATCCGTATGGCTGCCCTGATGGTATCTCCCCTGTAATGAAAGGCACATAGAAGTCGATGAGCTTACCGTGATTCCAATAGCAGTCAATGATTCGCCTTCGTCCTGTAACAGGATCTCGTTGCCACCATATGATTGCTGTGTCGTCAGACAACCCATAGTCCCACGAAACATACAAAGGCCAGTTCTCTTCGTATGGGAAGTTATCGTAGGGTACGTATTCGTACTCTTCATATACTCGACCACGGTTAGATTTATCGTACTGAATATCGATTTCCTGAGCGACTTCCTCTGGCAGACGACGTTTACGTTCTACATCGTACCAGGCCTGGTCTTTCTCTGGGTGCAAATCCCATTTAACTGTACGAACAAGAATACGTCCTGAGAAACGTAGGAACTTAAAGAAGTTAGCACCATTAGGTGTAGATACAGCAAATCGTACTTTTGTAGCATCACCTGCTGATGTCCACGCTCTGTCTGCCCAGTCCCAGAATGCAAACTCATCGAAGAAGATAAGGCTGTATCGTCCTCCTCGTGAGAAGTCTGGGTTGGCTGATTCACCAAGTACTGAGTTACCATTCTCTGAGTTGATCAGCTTGAGAGCAAGACGATGATTTTTCAGATTGAAGTCTTTTGGTATCATCCACTCTGGCATGTATTTCAACATGTAGTCGAACTTACCAAAGATAGAGTCGACCTGCCTGTTATCCACAAGATCTTCTTTGCGTGAACCAATAAGGGCAGTGAAGTCTTTCTCAAACAACCACTTATGGAAGATCCAAGCAGCGTAGTACCACGTAACACCCATATCTCGAGACTTCTCTGTCAGCAGATCTTTCCCCTGTATGTATGCTTCCTCGGCTGCTTTTAACTCCTCCTCTTGGAATTCGTAAAGTATGAAAGGCCTATGTCTTTGTGTACTTCGAGGATCGTACGTCCATAGGAAGTGATCAATAAAAAAGATCACGTCACGCTTGCACTTCTCAAGTATGATAGGAATCGAACTAGGATCCTGCTCCGCCAGTTGAAGCAGCTCGGCTCTTTTCCTCAAGATATCTTTCAAGTTCTTCATCGGATAGTGCACTTACGTTTACGTGTATATGTGCTGTGTTAGAGGTCGACTCTCCTCTTGCCAACCTTGCTTTGTCATACATGCTTGCTGCAGCCTGTGACAACTGCAAGTACGACATCTGATCTGCTTTCTGAGGAGTCATCTTACGAAGAGCAAGTTTTGCCTTCCTTTCGAATATATCCCCCAGATCTTTCTTCACTGAGGGCTTCTTTAACATCTGTTGTGCGTATGAAGCAGGAGACGTACCTGTATATCCTGCAATCTTTACCGCATCGACAGGAAGTATACCTTCAGACACCTTACGAACAAAAAGATCTCTGTCGAATGTGTCAGAGGGTTTCGGTTTCTTAGGTACTGAGAGTGGCCCAAATGTTTTCATTTTAATTTGTCGAGAGTACGATAGATGGCGCGAAGAGCATTGTTTCTGTCATAGTTCGGATAGAGGTGTCGACAGTATAGATGCCCATTGAACTCAAAGAAGGCATAGTGCTCATCACCATCATGTACGAACCTGATCTCAACGTCCTTGTAGAACTCTCTTGAGTAGGGCGTTAGAGATAACAGTGCTTCATCTGTCATCACTAAGATTATATACGATGAGCGAAGGAGGGGTCATCTGAGTGTCGATGGGTATCAGAACGAGTGGTTCAAAATGGTATGACTTGTAAAAATATGGAGAGTAATTGTAGGGGTCTAGTCTAAATATAGGCCCGACGGTTTGAAGCCCAGTCTCTCTACGAACGTCATCTTGACGAACTCTCTCACTTGCCTACTTGCCCATATGCCTTCTCTCTTTGCCCCTTATTTTCAACGCCCTTTATTTTAAGTATGCCCTACTAACCTTTACAAATGATTGCAAGTGTGATAATATATGGGTGTAAGAGATACTCAGAGAGGAAGAGACATACATATTCTCACCCCCTATATCCTTACAAGTCAGGTCGTAAAGCTCTTTACAAGATAATAGGTATAGAAGCTATGGACCCTAAGAAACTGCGACGCATTCGAAAGATAGCACGTAGGGCCGAAAAGGCAAAGGATCCTGCAGCTAAAGAAGAACTATCTCTTGAGCTAACACAGTTGGCCAAAGGAATGGACCCGGAGCTCAAAGAGAAGTACGCTGCAAGATACGGTCTAGATCTCTAGGTTCGTCAAGGAAGGGCTCCCGCCAGGGCCCTTTCTTTATACCTAACGAAAGAAAATCACTATGAATCAAGAGATACTCATTGTTAGGGCAGGGCAAGGGCAATGGATTGCATCAGGGGCAGGGCATACTGTTAGGGCAACGACGCCCTGGATCGCCCTAGATCTGCTTGAAGAGAGGGCAAAGTTCTTCGACGAAGGGCAGAACTCTCGCAAACGTCTAGTCGAATCTCAGTCCGACACAGATACAGGAGATACAGTTGCCCCTGTAGAAGGGCAGGAAGAGATCAGTAAGGGCGATGAGAATGCCCTAGTTGCCCTTCCTATAGCCTTTGAAGAGTCAGAATCAGTAGTCAGTATCAGTAGAATCTAGCTCCTTGATAGTAACAGAGGCCTCTATCAGTTAGAGGTCTTTGTATTGCTTATACCCATTGTAGAGACCTACATTCTCAATCTGGGGCGAAAAATGCAGGTATATATTAGCCGTTTCGGGATTATTAAGTTAGATCAAAATACATATGAAAAGAGATATCATCGACATCTTTGAGGGCCAGCTATTTGAAGGAATGGGCTACAAAACGAAGTTCTTCTTCATTATAGCTATTGCCCTATCTATGATCACTATAGATATCATCCTTGTATTGCTCTTCTGGGAGCTTATATCTGGGATCTATGGTGCTATAGTGAGCTAGATTCCCTATTCTCTAGGGGAAAATTACTTCAGGGGTGTTTCAAGGTGCTATGGAAAGCCTACTGTCCTTTGTACATATATGATTATACTACATCATTTGCATACTGAGAAATAAGGTCAATCAGGTGCAGGATATTCTCCCTATTTACAACAGTGATCAAGTATGATATACTTTACTCATTAAACATAAGAAACTGCGATATGGAAATTCGAAACACAAAGGAGTACAAGGAAATGACACCATACCTTGCATCCGGATACGTTGAAGGATTCGAAGAAACAAACAGTGAGATACAGGTTCTTGCAGCGTGGCAGTACCTTGTTGACACTGGACTTGCTTGGAAACTTCAAGGCTGGTATGGTCGTATGGCATCATCACTGCTCGAAGAAGGTTTCATCACTGCAACCTCAAACTAACGATGCCTCTCAAGCCCTTAGATCAAGCAATCAAGGAAGGCATACGCCGAAATGAAATAGCGAAGATTCAGGCTTACTGCCTCTACATCGCTATTTTTGTTGCTATAGTAACTGCATTCGCTCTCTTTTAAGAACTAACTACTGTACCTTATGTGTCAACACTGCTTAGATATACGCTCAGGAAAGATCAAGCTAGATCTCAAACAAGAGGCAGAACGAGTCTATGAAGGCCTTGTTCGTAAGCACTACCAGAGTCCTATTGGCCTTCGCCAGCAGCTTGAGGATTGCCCTCTTATCATTATTGAGACTGAAAACGGTAGAGGTGCTGTTGTTGTGCAATCAAACGGGGGCGAACAAACAAACGACGATCATCTAAGAATGGCAATGGCCGAGTCAGCAATCGAAGTTCAGGAACGATGTGCAAATAGCGGTATTGGCTCCCTTCTCTATATCACGATCATTGGTAAGTTCACCTCAAAAGGGCAGGAATACATAGCTGTAGAAGCATCGAACTGGAAGGGTGAGTTCGCTGGTAACATCTACAAAGTCAATGATGACTACTCACTTTCTCCTGCTGTATCTACTCCCGATCTTCAAAAGGATCGGAGGGTTGATATAGCTGGTCAGTCCTTTTGGAGTACGTTTGTAAAAGCAGAGTTGGAGTCCTAACTGGGCTTCTCACTGCTACATATGAGGTCGTAGGGTTCTCTCAATCTCCCTACAACAAGATTCTTCGCAGTTTCTTCACCTCGTATGTAGCAATGAGGAGCTCAGCTTCTCTATTTATCAACTAATACCAAGAAACTGTGAGTGCAATAGAAGAATTCAACGGACATAAGTATAAGGTTGCAGGAACCATACACGAGGCTCAAGCACTATTTCCACGAGGAACACGTGTTATGACAATGAGGCCTCCAGACAACAATGAAAGCTTTGTCGGTGTATGGGGTACAGTTCACGATCATGATGGTGAAGTGGAGACACTCCAGATCAAATATGATAGGCAAGGCCCATACGTTCCTGATCATGACTTCTGGTGGGGCCATTACTCGTGCTATGGTGTTCTCGTCGAAGAACCAGCACCTGCTGTGAAGATGGAAGATTTATTCAAAAACACTAAAGAAACTGCAATGGCAAAGAAAAAAGAAAGCAAAACAACAGCTGAAGAATACGATGCAGAGGGAGTCATGATCCCTATACGCAAGGGAAAAGTTGACTTCGTTCCTACTGCAGATGATATCCTCGGTCAAGAAGATCTTATTCGCAAGGTTGCCCTATCTATAAAGATGCAGATCCCTGTTCTCCTTGTAGGTGAAACAGGTACTGGAAAAACTTCGTTGGTGCGACATCTTGCTTCTAAGACAAATAACGGCTTCCGTCGAGTGAACCACAACGGTGGTACTACAGTAGATGACGTACAAGGCAAGATCCTCGTCAATACTAAGGAAGGTACATACTGGGTTGACGGTGTACTTATCGATGCAATGCGTAAAGGGCATTGGTATCTAGCCGATGAAATAAACGCATCATCGCCTGAAATCAACTTCCTATATCACTCTCTCCTTGACGATGACGGCTATGTCGTTCTCGTTGAAAATGGTGGTGAAATCGTTATTCCACACGAAGACTTCCGATTCTTTGGTGGTATGAACCCTACATATTCATATGCAGGTACGAAGGAAATGAACAAGGCACTCCTATCACGTTTTGCTGTCTTCAATGTCGAATATCCAGATCCAAGCTCTGAAGCAAAGATCCTGAAAGATCGCACAGGAGTTATGGACAAAGCTGCAAAACGTATGGTCGCATTCGCTGTCGAAGTACGTGAAATGCACAGGAAAGACAAGGTCGATTTCGCCCTCTCAACTCGTGATCTTCTCATCTGGGCTAAGTTCGTTCAGGAAATGAGGAAGTTCATTCCTTCAGCAGAAGTCGCTATCCTCAACAAGGTTGGCATCGACGACATTGATGCTGTTCGATCTATCCTTGAGCTTCACTTTACTTCTATCGACAGCGGTAAAGCCCCTTCTGACTCATTCACAACCTTTGGTGACTAACTATGAGCTGGGAAAAATTCTTCGGCACTAAGCATTCTCTCAATGATGATGAGGAAGACGGAATTGTTTCCCCTTATCAGTCACAATGGAATACTCAGGGCCAATACGGCTTTGATCGAAAACTCAGAGATGAAGAAGAGGAAGACGATAATATCTTTGAGAAGCTCAAGAAAGAAATTGGTGACAACTCACTCCTTACACTGCTAAGAAAGAGACACGACATCGATGCAAAACGTAGGGAGAAGAAAGAAGAGAAAGCTCGCAAAAGCAAAGCACTTGAAGAATTCCAGAAAACAGGTGTATGGCGTGGCTACTCTTACTTTGATCCTCCTAGACTCGACTCACGATATATCGAGCAGATCGCAAATGCCCTTGCCTCACGATACAAAATTGATGTACGCACAGGTGATGGCTGGCACGTCGATCTCAAAAAGAAGGTTCTTACGTACAATCCTGATACGCTCCTAGACAGTACAAAAGGAAGAATGCTTGCATCACTCCTTCACGAGATCGGGCATATCAGATATACAACACCTTCTGACGAGATCGTCTCAGACTACCTTGTCAAGTATCCTCAAGAAGCACACCACGTCGTGAACCTCTACGAAGACATTCGTATCGATACGATTATGGCAAAGAGCTATGGCTCTGCTGAAGATATCTTCGACCAGAATAAGCCAATTGTTCGAGAGCTTGCAATGAAGTATGCTCAAAAAGCAGAGTTCGTAAGAACAAAGGCTTGCGAGATGGTTACACATCATCTCAAGACGAAGTACGGTATAAATGGACGTATCACAAGTGATCAAAACGGCAAGAAGACGATTGAAGTGACTGATCTATTCACACGTCTCCACCCACCAGACGAGCTTGTCAAGGAAAAGCCACTGATCATGAAAGCACGTCAGTCAGAGCTCGGAAACAAGACACTCGATGCAGACGTAACTAAGAAACTCAAAGATGTCGTCGAGGGTATTCTTAATATGGACACACTTGAAGACTACTCTGCAGGAATCTTGCTAAAAGGATATGGGGAGAAAATCCCAGGAAAGATCCCTCAGACAATGATGGACCGTATCACAAAGACAGAGCACGCCATTCCAACAACAACGAAATGCCAGACGACACAAGAGCTCACAACGATCCTCGATACAGATGTCTATCCTGTTATTGAAGACCTCTTCGATCGCGAACGTCTCCTGGAAGACATGATGAAAGGTGCTCTAGGTGATGCAGCTAAGCAACTTGCAAAGGATATCGTCAAGTCGATTGAAGCAAGTAAAGCTGCAGGTTCAGGTAAGAAAACACCAGCTGGAGAAATGGAAGCACGTGATGGAGGATCAGACCGAGGTAACGATATACCTCCTTCGTGGGCATCTGGTGAGTACGATCCTCTCAAGAACTCAGTCAAAGTTGAGGCAGATCGACTTGTACGACGTCTTAAGCTCATCAAGAAGGAAGAATCTGTACCTCGATGGAACGATAATCACAAGAGAGGTAAGATTCACACAAAGAGCTTGCACAAGTTCCCATCAGGCAATACACGTCTCTTCAAACGTAAGGAAGAACTACCCCAGACCGTTGATGCACACGCATTCACAGTCTTCCTTGATGTATCAGGATCGATGTACACTTCAGACAGACACGGCAACAGTAATGGTGTCATCATTCAGGCAACAAGAGCATCAGTCCTCTTTGCTGAAGTCTTTAACAAGCTAGGAATACCATTCGAGCTTGTGACGTTCGACTCAGTAGGAACTGCAATCAAACCGTTCTCTGCACCAATGACACCAGAGAACAAACGAAAGCTTGCAGGTATTCCTCGTCGCTCTGGTGGTGGTAGTACGAACCTTGATCAGGCATTCAAGACTTCCAAGATCATGACACATGAACGACCTGCAAAGGTTATCGTGATCATCTCTGATGGTGGTATTGGTGACTTCAGGTACTACGATAAAGAGCTACGTCAGGCAAAGCAAGCTGGTGCAAAGCTCATTGGTATCTCAATTGGTGCAGGGCCTGATATCGTCAGGTTCTGTGGTGCTGGTGAAGAGGTCGATGATGTATCAAAGCTCCCTGATGTCTTCTCACGTATCATCCGTGAGCAGTTCAAGGGAGGTAAGAGACGTAACTTCTAGTCATATGAGCACACAGCACTACGTTTACGGCTTCATCTTCTTGCAGGTCATCATGCAAGCTCACAACTTCTACGAGACACTGGACGCCTCAAGTATAGGGCTCGTTGCTGCTCAACTTGCTTCGATTGCTGGGTTCTTACTAATCGTCTCTGAGTGGTCTGGCTACGTTGCTGAAAAGCAGAAAGCTAAGAAGTATGGTCGACCACTTAGAAAGTCAGGAAAAATCCTCGAAGAAGGTGACTTCATACTATGATTAAGAAATTCGCAGTCAAGTACGTCGACGAAGAAACGAACATCGTAATGACACACGATATCGGATCAGGAAAAATCACGATTGAGGGTAAGGGTGGACGAGATTTCAAGTTCATCAGATCGAATCCTGTCGTCGCCATGAAGGTCGGGATGGCGATTTATCAACTAGCCCTAAAAGCTCAAGAAACTGAAGAAAAGGACAAAAAGCTCTTCGGTTGGGATCCAAAACAGGGATCTTGAGGCTCAAAATTGACGTATAAGGGCTGTTAAATGAAAAAGATATATGAAACCATTGCTGAGAAAAGTAAAGCCGTTTGAAATTGAAATAAAGATCAAGAACGGCGGGATATACACCCAGCAAGATGTCGATGAGATCAACCTCTTCTTCGACGGTCTCAAGCAGCTCTCGAAACTCAGGGTGATCAACAACGAGATCATCGTCTCAGTCGAGAAACTTGAAGTCGATACATCGTGGGCTCAAGGAGAGGGTATTACTCTCGACGACACGAAGAACAAGTTCGATGCTTGGCTTCTAAATCTAGCAAAGAAAGAGATGATCAAGATAAAAGTCAAGGGATAGGGTTTACAAGAATGGTAATCTGTGATATACTATGGACATGAATCAGGGGAAGAAATACACGATCGAGTTCGACAAGAAAAAGTCAGATGCATTCGCAGTAATGCACTACCTCACAGTCGAAATGAAAGATGTCCTTGAGAGATCAGCAGGTCAGCCTGGAGGTATACCTGTCGACACTCTCATGTCATTGAAAGAACTCATTGATGAGTACGTTGAAAAACACCACAGAGCAGGATACTGTGAATCATCTACTTGCCTTTACTCAAAAGAGTTCCCACCTGACGAAGATGCAAACATTCCTGCCTAGCAAAGACTTCAAAGAGTCTGCTAAGATCCTCGATAATAAGAGACTTGGCAAGCAACGTGTCGAAGTCTATCAAATACTTCGAGCAATGACTGGCAAGACAAAAGGTTGGACCAATCACCCAGCGACAAAGATGTGGAGGGGGTATCAGACCTCACTTGCAATGTATGGTTGGTATATGTGCGAAGAATGGAAATACAGAGGGTTCAACGACACACTTACTGAAAAAATTGTCAAGTTCATTGATGCACACGATCTAAAACGAGGGCAGTATGATGATCCTCCTTGGCTAGGTGATCCTGACTTTCATGCTGCTCATAGATCAAATCTCCTTCGCAAAGATGCTAAGTTCTACAAGAAGTACAAATGGAAAGAACCTAACGATCTACCCTACGTATGGCCAGAGACAAAATAACGAAAGCGTTGAAGAAGCTCATGCAGGAAGAGCCACATCTTGATAGTCTTAGATCTTTCATCGACTACATGAAAAAGTACTATGAGAGAAGTTGAACTCAGATGCACGAATGCAGAGCATACTGAGGACTACGAGTTCACAGTTGCTCTTGACACAGGCCAGTTCCTTCACTTTGGTGGTGGATATTGTGATGTCTTCCTTGAAAGACCTGGTAGGGAAGATGCTTTTGTTAGAGAGGTTGCATGCCCAGGATGCACACTTCAGTCAGGTCTTGAATATAAATATAAACGTCGTTACGAAGAAAAATAATATGTGTCTACCTCAAATAATCTGGTTCATACTGATGGTCTCATCGTTCCATATGGCAATCGATGTGATCTTTGACAATGAGCTTAGCTTGACAATGATCCTATTCAGTGTCTGTTTTTGGCTAATTGGCAGTCAGGCACTCACACAGTACATGAAGCACTCAATCAAACACTTTGTCGAAAAAGAAGAATCTAAGAAAAAATAGTATGCAGTTTCACTTCCCATCTTTCCTTCTAGGCATTGCATTCATGCTTATCATCAGACTGATCGATTTAATACACAACGCTTATTTCTTGCCTATATGAAAAAGATCTACTGCTCATATGAGGGTTGCGAACGACACGATGAAAAATTCTCAAGGGGATTGTGTCAGAAACACTATGCTTTCTTGCGTCGATTATTGAAAAGGAAGATAAGAACTGAAGAAGAACTGATTGATGCTGAGTATTTTACTTCTTAAGAGAAAATCCTAGAGAGTAGTGTGATTCGCAGAAACTGTTTAAGCACGACTGTGCTTCCCCTGCTAGGATCAGAAGGAAGCAATTCATTTATGTAGTCGAAGTGTGAGCAGAGCTATCATCAGGTGGGTTTGTTGAAACTTTCGCAGTGAACTAGTTTCATAAGATTCAGAGGCCCCTGGTTCCTATATCAGCCTACGGTGAGAGTTGTGAGTTATCTTATGCCCCTCTCGGAACGGTCTTCAGGTGATCACATCTTCGAGATGCTGTAGCTCTTAAAGCCCATCTTCCAAAGCTCTACCACCGGATTACGAGCGGTAGCAGAGCACTGGACGTAATCGCTACATGCAAATAATATACCGATACTGTACAAAGTAAACCCCCTTTTGACCGGGGGTTCTTGAGTTTGCTGAAGAACCGTTCATGAAAACGGCAATTCAAGTTGTTGTGACGGAGTCTCATGGGCCAGCTCCTTGATGAACTTTTTAACGTACAGGGGCTCTGTACCCCATTTCTTCCACCAGCCAAGATCTGATTGATGCCCACCTGGTGAGAGAACAAGGCCGTACCTTTTGTATGCACGTGTGAAAAGCTCCTCAGGTGAGATACCCAGTTGCTTGGCAGCATCTGTAACGTTCATGATGCACCTCCAAGTTTATTGTATGCAGTTTATCTGATGACCATCAGGTCGAATACATCTCCCTCGAAAGAACTTGCTTTGTGGATTTTCGTGTCCACTAGCAAGCAATAGTGATTTTCGTTTGCTAGGTAAAGGCCTATCAAACAGTTCCTTATTAGTTTCTCGAGAGAGCTGTGCTCGACCCGATAACATGCCGAAATCGGGTGAGCAGGAGGAAGAAATCTCCTACAAGTCAGGTCAGACTTGTGTCAAGAAAGGTGCCGTCAAGCCTCTGTCATTGACTTACATAGTATATCACAAATTGCAAGATTTGTATATAACCTATAATCCCCGCTATTTACATATATGGTCAAGTATGATATACTATGTATGGGTGGGTAACAAGGGGTAGCCTCGTCAGCTACTGGCCTACACAGATCAGGCCTGATCGCATCTCTCCCTATTACACTAACCGAAATATACTGACGCCTATACAAAACACGTTTTTGGGAGTTTAAGCTTCATCATGAGACGACGACTTGGTTTGGCCCGAAACCTACCGATGCTGAGTCTATCGTTATCATCGTGGGGCCTAACTTCTCCGAAACATTTACAACGGAGAAACAAAATGATATAATATCACTCAATAAAACATGCCACGTCCCACATCATTTAATTTCGCACCAATCATTCCATTAGTCCGTGAAGAGAAGTGGTTCGTCACACTTCGACCAACAGGTTCTCTCATCGTTCCAAAAGAATGGGCAGAGAAATATCAGTTCAAGAATCATCACATACAGTTCCTAGCAGACAATGACAAGAGAGTTCTTGGCTTTAGAAAACTGCTTATTGAGGGTTCTCAATATCAAAACGTTGAAGAGATCCAAGAGAAGTTCCCAACATCACGTTATATTGGTGACTCTCATCTCATCAATCTCGGCATAAAGAAGATCCTTGATGATCTTCCTTGGTTTGTTACACCAGAAAATTCACGACGTATTCGTCTTCGTCATCATGAAATTAAAGGATACGGAGGTGGTGCTCCTCAAGATATCTGGTACTTCAGCCTTGAAGACGACGATACTGAAGATGCAGCATCATCTGACTCATCAGGATCACGTGCTCCAACAAAGATGCTCAAGATCTACGACGATATAAAAGCATTGCAGGTTGGCCAAGAGGTCGATATCACCGAGAAAGTTACTGGCTTTACATTTGATGATCTACGTTCACGACTTTATGGCTGGGCATATATGGAGAACAAGAAAGCTGGTGTACTTAAGACAGATGCAGCACTCAAATACGAACTCATCGATCATGAAGGTCGAATGAGAGTTCGACGCCTTGCATAACATGCCAAAGATTCCTTATTACATCGTCGATAAGATAACATTCAAAGTCGTTGAGGGACCGTACGGCAAAAAGAAATGCATCAGAATACTTGAGAAGACTGGATCACAGAATGACTTCTTAGTCGTCAGATCAGATGAGATCACAGATTACAGTCTGTTAAGAGCAGTTTACGGAAATCACCCTGTAGCACCAGAAAGGAAACCGAGAAAGAAGAAAGTCATGGAAGATAAACCGAAGGTCAAAGAATCTGACTTCTCATATCGAACAGGATTCTTCGACAACAAAACTGATCTCAAAGAACTGATGGAAAGACTTGGCGTGGATGTATATCACATACAACACGACAAGAAAGGGTACTTTGCTCTTTACAACGATACCGAAGACGAACCATAGACTATGTACATACCTTCACTTAGACTCGTTATACCACAACACAAATACGATGCTCTAAATAGTGAAGAGAAGGAAATAGTCAATGTTCTTATTCGGCAGCTTCAGTCTCCGACGACATCGATTCTCGATAGATCAGATGCTGAAGACAGATTATCAGAGATCTTTCAACTTCAAAAACACACAGTGCCTATGGATAAACAAGAACAGAAGAAATTAAAACGAAAGCAGCGCAGAGAGAAAAAGAAAGCTGCAAAGCGCCTTGAAGAGATTGAAAGACTGATGACACTCGACCCAGATCCTGAAAGTGCAGAGGGCCAGAAGCTCAAGAAGCTTGCTGCTGATCAGGAAGCTTACGAAAAGAAGACACTTGAAAATGCCACGAAAGAATAGAAAAAAGAAAACAACAATAGATGGCGGAGCAGGCAGCTCGTCTCCTGTAACAACTGTCGTTGAAGAAGAAGTCATCGAGATCGAAGTCATTCCCGATGAGGATGTTCAAAAGCTTCCAAAGGAAGTGAAAGAAACTATCGAAGACTTCAAAGTTCTCGATCAGAATATCACGCTTCACGACGGTCGTATCGTCTCAACCCTTCAGTATATTGATCGTGATCGTGATGTATACAAGAAAGAAAAGAAGAGCAAGGTTGATGGCAAGATCCAAGTTGAAACGAAATGGATCCTCAAACGTGACGCTATTAAACGCATATCAGATGCTGCTGGGTTGACATTCAGCAAGGTTCTTGTCATTGCACCGTCAATAGACAACAACTATCTAACAGCATTTGATGTAACTGTCGTCGATCCGGCTGGCAAATCGACGACTATGTTGGGCGAGGCCAGCAACGACAATACACGTGGTGTCAGCAAGATGTACAAAGCACTGACTGCTGAACGTCGTGGATTCGTTCGTGCAGTATTGAACCACTTAGGTATCACGAATATCTATGGCGAAGATGAGTTTGTCGAAGAAGATGATGTCGAGATCGATGATAGTGCTATGCCATCGAAAGACGAATTCGAAGAGATTACTCAGTTCGCAAACAAGATACTGAACGCGGAGACAAAAGAAGATCTCCAAAGTGTCGGTGAGGAGATCAAGGCGAAAGCCAAAGGATTATCAGATAAGCAGATGAACTACCTCAGAAAGCTGTATGAGAAGAACCTCCTACGCTTTGAAGAGGGTATCTAACTATGCCAGCAAAGAAAAAGAAAGTTGCAAAGAAGGCAGCAAAGAAGACTACCCACTACGTTTCTAACGGTACGTGGACTTGGCCAGCTACTTCAAAAGCACAGGCTGATAAGCTTGCAAAGGCAATGAAGAAGAAAGCAAAACTTCAACGCCGATCACAACAGATCATCATTGATCGTGCATGATCAAGGGTCTCATCATCCTAATCCTCATTGTTCTTGCACTCGCTGCAATTGGACTATTCGCAAAAGTTTTATTGAGGGATTTAACAGAGTCATCTAAATTGGACAAAGACAAACCACATGAATCAAATACCCCTCGGAGCTAAAGTTATTGCATTTCTAGTTGCAGGACTTGTTGCTCTTATGCTATTCCTAGCAATCTGGCCATTCACATCTGTCGAACCAGGTCAGAGAGCTATCGTTATTCGCCTTAGTGGTATCGACCGAGTACTTGATCAAGGTACACACCTGAAGTGGCCACTCATTGAGGAAGTCGTACGTTACGATGTACGAGTTCAAAAAGATGAGACACCTGCAGCAGCAGCATCTGCCGACCTTCAAACAGTCTCAGCTGTGATTGCAGTCAACTACTTCGTTGATCCATCAACAGTCGCAGATACATACACACGTATCGGTAAGGAAGACGTGATCAAGACAAAGGTGATTGATCCTGCTGTTCAGGAAATCGTTAAAGCATCAACTGCTAAATACAAAGCAGATGAGCTTCTTACAAAACGTCCTGAAGTTGCAGATCTCATTGAGACATCACTTAAAGAACGTCTTGCACAGTACAACGTTATCGTCACAGATGTATCTGTCGTGAACTTTGACTTCTCATCATCGTTTAACGCAGCTGTTGAAGCTAAGGTGACTGCACAGCAGGAAGCACTGAAAGCTCAAAACGACCTCGAACGTATCCAGTTTGAGGCACAACAGAAGATCGAAACTGCAAAGGCAGAAGCAGAAGCTATTCGTATTCAAGCACAAGCAATCACACAGCAGGGTGGTAAGGACTACGTAGCACTGAAAGCCATCGAGAAATGGAACGGTCAGTTGCCACAACAGTTCGTACCAGGATCAGCAGTACCATTCTTGAATCTCTCGGGTATCTAAAGGGACTCAATGGTGGTATAATATCTTCAAGCCCTAGACAGGTTGTTTGTTGATAGGGAGGAGGTTCGCTTCCTTCCCATTCAGAAAATAACAAAACATGTCGGAACCAATCAAACTAAAATCCCTATCAGCATCATCAATACGTGACTTCAAGAACTGTCCCAGACTCTTTTATTACAGGCACTACCTTAAATTGAGGTTGCCACAAAAGCAAATGAATCTCATTTTCGGTGGTGCCGTTCACAATGGCCTTGAGACATATCACAACGAAGGAAGTGATGTCGAGAAAGCCATTAAGAAGTTTCAGCAGACAATGTTCGTAATGAAGAAGCAGCTCTTGCCCGAAGAAGAAAGTGAGTTCTTCTCACATCTTGCAGAGGGCAAGAAACTTATTACAGAGTACGATGCCAATAAAGACTACATGCAAAATGTAATGGGCATCGTGCCAGGAGGTATCTCTGAAAAGAGGTTCTCAGTCATCCTGAAAGACCCGATGACTGGAGAGGAACTCGGTCTACCCATAAACGGTCGGATAGATCGAATCTCACCTTCAAACCAAGTCATAGAGTATAAGACTTCAAAGAAGAAGTATAAACAAGATGAGACTGATCTCCTTGATCAAGCTACAATATATGACTGGGTTGTTGAAGAAGATATTGGTCAGCCGACAGCTGGCCTATTCTACGTCGTCTTGATAAAAGACCGGAAAAGAGAACCGATCCAAGTACTCAAGACGACAAGGTCGATAGAAGATAGAACACGTCTCTTTCGTGAAGCTAAGAATATCATCAAAGATATCGAAGCGAAACGATTCCCTAAGGGTTGCTCAGGGTACAAAGAAAAGTTCTGTGACTGTCAACGATATAAAGATGCACTCGATGTAGATGTCTAACGATATGATAAATCCAACTGTATACTATACACCAAAGGAGGTTATCGATCTCGGACAAGCAGGTCATTTCCCAGTCAGATCTCGTACAACTTTAACGAGACTGATTCGTTCAGGTAGAATCAGCGTCGTCAATTATGCAACACAAAGTGTTCGTCCGTACTACAAGATCAAAGGAGAAGAGCTCCTGAGATTTATGCAGTACGGTGATGTCGGATCTCATGAAGCGGCACGAGTTCAGGGAGAAGCTACCGATCATCGAGGACAGTAATCGATGGTGTCAGATCTGTGGAACAAGAACTGATAGACTGGATCTTCACCACGTATATCCAGACTCACCCGGACATGATCCGTACATCCTCCTACTTCTCTGCAGGGAACACCATAACCGTGTCGGATGGGATAGCACTCTTATCGAACTCACACACCGTATGGTGGAGTTCCAACGGGTAAACAAGAGACGGTTCAACCCATTACTAGATAAAGTTTAACAACATGATACTACCAGGAAAGTACAAGTTGTATCGGAGACTGATCACGATGGCGATCGTCTTTGCAACAAGTGAACAGGAAGCTGGACGCAAGGGAGCATTCCTTTCACCTGAAGAGATGGAACATATCTTTGACTCGTTTGCAAAGTCTGAGAGTCCTCTCATGCTAATGAGTGAGCCCGCCCTGTATCATCTCTCTCAGTACTTTGAGTTACACCCTGAAGCACAAGAGATGTTCACAGAAGCAGAACTCAAACGTGTAAGAGATGCTGTAAAGTCTGAGACAAAGAAGAGGCAGATGTTCTCTGAGATGGACTCAGCATATAAAAAACAGATGGCTAGAAGGCAATCGACCTCAGGCTGGGCAACAACAATGACGGGTACGTCGAACGTAAGTGGTGGTCCAGGTGGTGGCTCAAGCGGAACTGTAACGATGACAGTTGATCAGAACGGCAACCTTATTGACATGAATGGTGTTAAAGTGAAAAACATATATGGAACCAACGGAACAGCGTGATCCAACAGGACTAGAAATAGATCCTGAAGATAGTGATTATGAAACCGTCAACCCTAACTGAACTCGAGAATAAGATCAACGACTTTGATAAGGCAGTTGATGACACTGTCCTTACAGGATCGTATGGCCAGACTGTTGTTGAGGCACGTGCTTTAATCGACTCGATACATAAGGGACCGACAAACGGTAACGGATATCTTGACTGGTCAGGCGATCTACTTCAAGAAGCAGAGTTCAACCTGGCACGTCTTGCAGAGTACTTGGCGAGAGAGGAGTCTAAAGCTGATGCACGAGCATCTTTCGCCAAGGATAAGTTCCGTCAGATCTTCAGCCGTGAGATGCAGGATATCCGAAAGGACTGGTCTCTCACACGTACAAAATTCTCGAATGCTGAAGTTGAAGACGAAGCTCGGTCGAAATTATCAGACTTAGAAGACCTTGTGAACGTACGGTACGCTGAGTATCGAACTCTGAAGAATCTCGTTGAGTCAATACAACGTGTGATGCTATGTCTCACACACCGTATCAACGAGCTACAATCAGAGAAGAGGTTCAGAACATAACAACATGTCTCGAGAGATATTCGATGGATTCAAACTTGATGAAGCTGGAAAACGACAAGGACGTCGTCTGCTCAGGAAGTTTGCAGACAGGAAATACTTCGGGACAGTCACACCCTTACTGATAAGAATTGTTGCTGAGAACATAAACGAAGTTGACCTTCTACTTGAAGCCGAAAAAATGATAGAATGGTGTAGGGATAGAGGTCATCTAAAACGAAAGAAGTCCGCGAGCATATCCCGATTTAATAACTGGGTCCGTCGCTCAAAAGAATACAGAGGTAGAAACACAGCAGTTGATCTTGAGAGGGACCTGGAGAAGGTAATAAAGTTCAACAAAAAATATGGCAAAGGGGATTGACTACCGTTGTCGACTAACAGTAGAACAACGAGAACAAATTGTCAAGCTTTTCATTCAGGGATTTTCCCAAAGCAGAATCAGTTTGTTGTTCGGTGTTGATAGATCGACCGTTAGGTATCATCTCGCAAGAGCCAGTGTCTACCGCAAGGGATTCAAGAGACGAGTCTTTACAACAGTTACAGATGAAGTCATTGAACCACTTCACAATCGTGAAGAACAAACATTTGCAGAAACTCGGTTATCAGATGAGGAATATCTCGCACTTGCTGAAGAACGAATACGAAGGCACCTAGAAAAAAGAAATGCTTCTGAAGGTTTAATCAAAGCGACAATAGCTGCTGAAAGGGAAACGATACTTCACAAACCAAGAGTCTTCACATACGTCGATTACGTAATGCAAGACAACGAACGTCGAGGTGTTCAACTAACACGAGACACAGTTCTAAGGCAGATACGTCGAAGACGATCATTGTATGGATCTAACTAAAAAATGTGATGGATGCTCGAGACCAACAGGAACCTTATATGGGCAACGAGACGGGAGTTGGCTCTGCGAAAGGTGTGACACTAAGCAGGAGAGATGCATTGGAACAGTTCAGGGAGGTGAAACCCTTTCTCGAAGAAAAGCTCGCAGAGCTAGAAGAAGAAGAGGGACAGAACGTGATCAAACGTTCACGGAAGAAAGAAGAGTACCGTCGTTTGTACACCCATCCCGATTCTCTTAGGATTGCACTTCATGCAGTGGATATTGCCCTCTATCCTGAGAACCCAGCACTCGAGAAAATAAGAAACTGGGTGAAGCTGATGAACGAAGATAACACTAAGAAAGATGAAATCGAAAAAGCTAAAGAAGTCAGTATTGTCGAAGTCGCTGAGTTCTTTGTGGAAGTTCGAAGACAGGGTAGTAAGGCACGTTGTCTATGCCCATTCCACGATGATAGTAGTCCTTCTCTCGTTCTATATGTTGACAATAACACTTTTCATTGCTTTGCTTGTGGGGCTAATGGCGACACCATAGACCTCGTAATGAAGCTTGGAAACTGTTCGTTTATCAAGGCACTAGCAATCATAAATGGCCGCGACATCAAAGCAGACACAAGCAATCCTGGAACTTGAAGAAGAGATCATTCGATACTTCGTCTACAACCCTGAAGACTCAAAGGGGTATGTAATGGGTATCGATATCGAAGACTTCGTGTTCCCTCACACGCAACGAATCTTCTCGGAAGTGCAGAGCTCGTTTGCGAAAGGGAAAACAATCAACAGAACAATGGTCCTTCAAGAGATCTCGTCTGACTCTATTGCTGTTGGAACACTTGACTTCCCACCACGTGTTACAGATCTCGAGATCAGACAGTACGTCGAGAAACTAAAAGATGTATCTTCAAAGCGTAAGATTGTACAGTACTTGACAGAGTCAAAGGCAATGATCGAGACGAAGAAAACATCAGCTCGTGATTTTGCTGGATCATCAATTGACTTCTTCCGTGATGTTGTACAGACATCGACAGTCCTTGATACAGAAGCAATCGACCTAACGAGCTACATCTCAGCTCATCGTAAGATTCTCGAAGAAGCACGTAACGGTGTTCTCGATGGTGTCACAACAGGTATGAGAATCCTTGACAACTATCTGAATGGTGGTCTAAAGAAAGGAGATCTCGTTCTTGTTGGTGCAAGACCGTCAGTAGGAAAGACGAGTTTCACATTGACACTTGCATTGAACGCAGCTCTTGCTGGATCGAAAGTAATGTTCATCTCGGCAGAGATGAGACCTCGTGATATCGTTGACAGGATGCTTGCATTCTATACAGGCAAACCGTTGACAGAGATCACAAGAGGTATGCACAAAGAAAGAGTAGAGGAAGCATACGAACGTTTCGCGAAGATCAACTTCAAGATCGTCGATGCCCCTCGTTTTACTAGCCGTGATGTAATTGGTATAGCTACCCGAGAAAAATATGTCAATGGTCTTGATCTTGTTGTTGTGGATTATCTTCAGTATCTGGCTGACAGTGCGGGTAAGCAAAGCGAAGCAGTTAGGGTTGGCCGCATCAGTCGTAATCTTAAGTCTCTCGCTGGTAGCCTCGATATTCCTGTTGTTAGCCCTTCTCAACTTAATCGACAGTCTGAGCACCGCATCGGGAGCTCTAAGGGGGTGCCCTCCCTTGAAGACTTGCGTGATTCCGGATCTCTGGAACAAGATGCAGATGTGGTGATGCTCCTGCACCGTAAGGATGACGAACCAGGCAAGGCATTTCTTCGTATTGCGAAGAACAGAAAAGGGGAAACTGGGGCGATGAAATTGGACTTCGATATGCGCACGACGAAGTTCTCAGAGATGAATATAAGCGGTTTATGACGCTCTCAAAATATGGTATAATTTCATCAATCAACACAGTAGTTCGTCACTGCGTTGAGTGCCCTTTCTTGTTCGATCCCATCAACAACGGAAGACGAGAAATGATGTGGGGTAATGGAACTGAAGTTTTATTTGTCGGACAATCACCAGCACTCTCTAATAAAGAAAAAAGAAAAGGGAGTCAGTTCGACAAATTCTTCGAGAAGATCGTTCGAAAATCAAATATAGATTTTGACAAAGTATCGTTCACAAACGTTAGTAAAGCAACGATACCAGCGAGTCAATCTTTATCGGAAGAACAAAAGATTCATTGCTTCGATCATGTTGGATTTGAAGTTGCACATCTCAAACCAGAGCTCGTTATTACGTTAGGAACATTGGCAAGGGAGTGGTCAGGTCTTACTAGCTTTGGAGAATTCACAATAGGAAGATTCCCATATGAAGAAGAAGATGGCTCGATCACGACCACCATAGTTCCGATATTTGCAATGGAGCATCCTGCAAGTATTCGATATGGTGCAGTTCGAGAGAAAGATATTATCAATCGACTAAACGAAGCACATGACATCAAACAACGACTCAGGAATCAACAAGTGGCTTAAATCAGACCAGCGTTATATCAAAGTTCGTGTCGGAGAACAATACAAATGTTACTTCGAAGATATGAAGTTTGATCCAAACGGTGGGTTCAAAGGAAAGCCAACAGTTCGTTACTACCTCAAGGATTATGAAGATGGACAGGTT